TATTTGTTTATCTTTTCTATGAATGCATTAATCTTATTAGCACGATCTGGCCATAATATATATTCTTTCTCTGGGTCTTTTGTGAGATTTAATAATAACGGCATTATCATAGCTCTAAGTCCCTCTAATCTATCAGCATAAGCCTGTTCAGTCTGACTAATAGTCTGAGTCTGCTGTTCGACTTGCTGTTTGAGTTGTTCTTCATATGATTTAAGTTCAGCTTCTGATACAAGACTAAACCCAAAATCATCTTCTCCTAAATTAGTAGTAGCCATTAAAATAAATCCTCTAAAGTAGCAATCTGTTTATCGTTAGCATCCCATTTTAACACTTCAAATATAGATCTTAATGGATCTAGAAACGCCTTTTCAAATTGCATATCATGATTAATATATTTATCAAGATCAAGTTGTTGAGGTAGCTCTGAAGGCGCAGCTATTACATCATCATGTCTAGTAACAGGATTAGGCTCTCTTAGATATGCAAATTTAATCTTATCACCGTTTAAAATCTTTTCATACTTATTGCCTAAATTATAATCATCTATTAGTTTATTATAAACAAGTGACGCTCTCACTTGAATAGGAAGGCTTTTCTGCCCTAATGTATATACACCGGGTCTGCCTTCGCGAATGTATTTAAATTTAACACTTCGAGGAAAGGCTATATCCTCGAATGAAAGAGTGCTAAACTCTTTTCTAAAATCTTTTACAAAATTCATTACTGTTCGCTCATCAGTATTCATGATAAGCGATAGAGCTTTTTTAATATTATTACGACAAACTGCAGGCGTTGATGAACGAACCGCTTCAATGCCCATAATCTTAAGCTGCGGTTCCTTATATTGAACCCCTTCACTGTTCCATACGTTCATGATGTACATCTTCTTGGCTTTCCATATAGCCTTATTGGCGATGTTTTCACGCTTCATCTGCATCTTCTGCTGATGAGCATTCATCATGTCAGATAGCTCTTGATAACTCTTGTTTATATATGCTTGAATCTTTTCCTCACAAAAAGCATCTAATGCAGATACTATCTTTAAATCATCATCCATATCTAGTTTTTCAACCAATGATCCCATCTTAACATAGATAGAATCGGTGTCCGACGCTATAACATAGTCAACATCTTCAGTCTTAAGTAGTTTATTGAAGTACTGATTTATCTTTTTCTCTATCCAGCGAATAGCAAGCTGACCTGATGTAGTGATAGCTTCAGCGTGGTTAAAATTAAACCACCGGAAATATTGATTACCTAAAGCACCATAGGCAGAGTTAAGTTGGATCTTCTTAGCTAACTGTAGGTTATGGTAGCGAGATATAAGTTTTTCATCTTCAGGATCATTTGTTTCCTGATATCGCTTCTTAGCTTCAATCATCTTATCCTTATAGATAACACGATCATCATACATCTTCTGCATTAATTCGGGAAGAAACCCTTGTTTATCTCTCCTATAATAACAGCCATTGGCCGTATAGGAATAATTAGCATCTCTATATTCCCATTCTTCATTAAGATACTTGTCGATGTTAACTTCGCCGGGATAACGACCAACGAATGTTTCAGGACTGATATTATATTGCATGATCAAGTGAGGGTATAGCGAATTCAAATCGAATGATACAACCCAATCGTGCATTCCAACCTGCGGATCTTTAACGTATCCGCCAACTAGGTTATCGAACATCTCGCTTTTTTCTTTAAACGGAATGACGATATTCTTGCTCATAAGATAATTATGGATGATAATATCCCAGGGCTTTGTTGTAGTCATAACATCAAGAAAGTTAACTTTAGCGTCATATGCAAGTGCAAACACTTGCTTAATTAAGCCTAGTTTATCTTCCATGCGCTCAACGAGCACTGTATCGTGGATATTATAGTCAACAAACTTTTCGTAATTCTTAATATATAGTTCATATAGTGAACCATATTCTGAATAATCAAGTTTATTCTCGCCAAGAACTACGTTAGCTATATGATCTAGCTTATAACTCTCTTGGTTTGTAAATGAAAACTTTCTATACAGTTCAAGATAATCCAAACTTGTTATGCCTACTATATCGTAGTACAGATCGGTTCTGTTCTCTATATCTTTACCGGCACGAGCGCTAGATTTACCACGCACGAGTTCACGTACTTCAACCTTACCCCAAGGTGAAAGTTTATTAGCTTCCTTTTCATCAAATAGATTTTTGATCCTATTATAGATGTAGGGAATATCAAAGCGCTCGGTATTCCAACCTGTTACAATATCAGGTGCCCATTTCTCGTGGTTCCATACGAACAGGAATTTTTGTAGAAGATCTTTTTCATTTTTACATAAAACATATTCAGTATTATCATTCTTTGGCTTGTAGTAATTACATCCAAAAACAACGATCTTACCGTTCTTACTTAGTGTTATATTTGATATCTCGGTCTCGGCTAGATAGGGATCGGGAAATCCCTGGTCTGTCGGAGTTTCAATATCGATACTAACTATTGATATCAATGATTCATCATAGTCAATTTGACCGGGATATTCATCGTTGATGTGTACGTACTCAAAGCTCTTGTGACCAAAGATTTTAAAATTGCTGATTCCTTCATATTTCTGTATGAAGTCCATCGCCTTTTTGGTCGTTTCAAAATCGATTCTTGTTACAGAATTGCCTTGTAAATCTTTATATTTTGATTCATCGGTCTTAGATGGGATGAAAAGGTATGGCTTTAACCATACCTCTTCTTTTATTCTTCTTCCATTATAATATCCACGCAGTAACATCTTACTGCCACGACGATGGAAATTAGTGTAAAAATTAGACATTATTAGCTTTCTACAATAAAGAGTTTGTTTTCGTGGACAACAACACGGGCATAAGGATCTTTGATTTTAATATCATGCACCCTTATACCGCCATTTTTGATTTGGTTGCGTGCTTCACTCTTGGACTTGACCAAACCAGCTAGAATGAATAGATCTGCCACATCCATACCTAGCTGGTTTTTTGTCTCTCTGTCTAAACTTATAGAAACTATCGCAATCATATATTGAACCATCTTATAATCATAGTTTATTTTATCTTATTTGTACACTACTTTGTCTTACCTGCAACCTTTTCTTGAGTACGACCAAATGCAGTGATACCAAGAATAGCACCAAATGCTAGATGGATAAGACCGCCGTTATCAAGTGTTATAGACTTCCAAGCAACATACTGCATCTTGATCATGACAGGCATAAACATGGCGATGATTGGAAACGCAACGAAATCACAGAAACAAATGGCCATGTAGAGCCAACCCATTGCTGGTCTCCACTTGGTCTTCATCCAATCTTCATTTTGCTTTGCTTGTTCGGCCTTCCACTTCTCTTTCTCAAAATCAATCTGAGCAAGTTGTGCTTCTGGCGTTGCAGCAGTTGCACTAGAAGATGATAATACTCTATTAGTTCTAGGAGTAAAATCCTTAGATTCCATTACTGTTACAGATGCTGGTGGTGTAGGTTCTGCTTCAGGATTTGGTAGTGTTGATGAAAAATTAGCCATTATTAACCTCCGAAAATATGAAGGGCTTCTTCATAATGTTTCTTGCGGTCAGTCAAACCAATTGTACCACCATTAATTAGTTTAGTACATTTGATAATGTTGCCTTCATCAGCCCACTTGTTTAGGTCTCTTGAATCCCAGAACCATCCAGCGGACATTGCTGCTCCGTCTGGAGTTTCTAGATACTCTACTACTTCATCCAAATCCATTTCCATAAATTCAGCAAATGCAGTATAGTTATTACGTCCTGTTAATTGAATTAATCCACGACCACAGAACTTCCAACCATCACCAGAATCTTCATCACCATTACCCATGCGATTAGCATAGACTACGTTGGCAATAGCTTCTGGTTGACGATGGTATTCGTTTGCATCCCTGCCAGCACGAATAAAATATTTTGGAAATATCTTATTCAATCCGGCAGCAGAGTAATTTAGATTTTCTTTGCGATGTCTAAGACCGCCTGATTCGTGCCCAACCTGAGCAAGAAACATAGAAATGCGTTGTGGATTATTAATCTCAAACTCATCAAATGTTTCATTCAATGGACCAACAAAAGACTCTACAATATCTTCGTTAGTATCATCAAAAAAATCATTCAATTGCTCGAATGTTACGTGCATAATAGATCTCCCATATTATTTTTTTATTTTCATAATATAGAAGAATTCACATTGTTATTTATTTATTTTCCTTGCTAACCATTCCATTGGAGTTAGTATAACCCAGAATAACCAGTTCAATTTATTTTTCCCTTTAAATTTCTAACCGTGCACATTGTGCAATATAATTTAGTTCCACATAATGTA